GTAATACGCAATCCAAGCGTTAATCAGGCACAGTTCAATTACAAAAATGTAAGTGATTGTGGGGCGTACAGTGCCGACGTAGCTAGAAACCCAGCCAGCAGCTTTAGCCAATACCGCTTTGGGGTCTGTAAATTCAGGCACTAACGTAGCCGGTGGTTGGTATGAGTCTGAAAAGGTACGTTTCCGCTCTGGCACCCCTGAAAAGATTGGCGGCTGGACTCGCATTTCAGAAGAGACATACCTTGGCGTATGCCGTTCCTTATGGAATTGGGTGACGCTTGGCGGCAACAATTTAGTTGGTGTAGGCACTAACTTAAAGTTCTACATTGAGTCCGGCGGTTCGTACAACGACATTACCCCGCTGCGCGTGGTTCCGGCCCCCACAATTAACAACAATCCTTTTGCCACGACAATCAGCTTGACCCTTGTCACGGTTACAGATACTGCGCATGGCGGCGTGACGGGTGACTTTGTGACGTTCAGTGGAGCAACAACCGTCGGCGGTTTGGACTTAAATAACGAGTACCAAATCACGGTAGTGGATGCCAACACATACACCATTACAGCGGCTACTGCGGCAAGTTCTACTGCCACCGGTGGCGGGGCTTCTGTTGTTGCTGCGTATCAAATTAACGTTGGCCCTGAGTATGCAGTCCCCCTTACAGGCTGGGGTTCGGGCGCTTGGGGTGCTGGCCCTTGGGGTACGGGCGGCACATCTACATCTTCTATTCGCCTATGGAGTCAGTCCAATTTTGGCGAAGACTTGGTCTTTGCGCCTCGTGGCGGCAAACTTTATTATTGGGATGCAAGTGGCGCACTTACTACCCGTGGTGTATTGGTGTCTAGCCTGCCCGGTGCTGACGCTTATGTGCCGTACGTGGTGAATTTCGTATACGTATCTGATACAAGTCGTTTTGTTTTTGCTTTTGGTACAAACGATCCGGGCGCAACCTCTCCTTACGCGCTTGATCCCATGTTGATTCGCTGGTCGGATCAGGAGGACATTACAACATGGACGCCCGCAGCAACAAACCAAGCAGGTAGTATCAGGCTGTCCCACGGCTCTGAGATTGTCACGGCTGTTCAAACTCGTCAAGAGATTGTGGTGTTCACTGACTCTGCGATTTACTCTCTGCAATACCTTGGCGCTCCTGTTGTGTGGGGCAGTCAGTTGCTTGGTGACAACATCTCTATCCTTGGCCCGAACGCTGCTGCTGTTGCGTCTGGTAAGGTGTATTTCATTGGCGTGGACAAGTTCTACGTTTACGACGGTCGTTTAAATACATTACGTTGCGATCTGCGTAACCACATTTTCAGTGACATCAACCTCACGCAAAGCGCCCAAGTGTTTGCGGGTACTAACGAAGGCTTTAACGAAGTGTGGTGGTTCTATTGCTCTGCCGGTAGTAATACCGTAGACAAGTACGCAATCTACAACTACCTTGAAGACATCTGGTACTACGGCACGATGGCACGAACCGCATGGCTTGACTCAGGGTTGCGTGACTACCCGCTAGCTGCAACGTATATCAATAATCTGGTAAACCATGAGAATGGTGTGGACGATAACTCAACGGCTGTAACTGCTTCTATTGACGCCTTGATTGCATCGTCCGAATTTGACATTGATGATGGCCATAACTTTGGTTTTGTGTGGCGCGTGCTGCCTGACTTGACGTTCCGTGGGTCGACCGCTGGTACAACGCCGCAATGTACTATGACGCTCATCCCATACCAAAACTCTGGTTCGGGCGCAAACAGCCCACGCTCCACTGCCGGAACGAGCAACGCATCAATTCAACGTATTGCTACAGCGCCGGTGGAAGAGTTCACAGGGCAGGTGTACATCCGCATTCGTGGCCGTCAGCTTATTTTCCAGATGGAATCTGCGCAGATTGGAACCACGTGGCAGCTTGGTGCGCCTCGTATTGACATCAAACCCGATGGCCGTCGAGGTAACTCATGACGTACATTGTCACCACTGAGTTTGACTTAAGTCAGGTAGCCGCGCCTAACCTGCCTCTTGCTACGCCTCAGTATGATTCTCGATACATTGACCAACTGAACAACGTTCTGCGTTTGTACTTCAATCAGCTTGACAAGATTTTGGGGCAGTTAAATGCGTCCGCGTATGGAAATGGGATAGCATTTCCTCATATTGCCGCGTCTGACGGAGCGCTCCAGTATGCAACGGCGGCAAACACCCCAACCGTAGTTCAGTGGACTTCGCTTGATTCCGGTCTTGGGTTTACACTTAACGCAAACAACACGGCCACTGCGCAGGTTTCCGGCATATACAAAATTACCTACAGCCTTCAGTTTGCCAATAACGACAACGCCGCGCATGATGCTATTGTTTGGCTACGCACAGATGGTGTATCCCCTACTCCGGCTGACGACGTGGCAAATTCAACGACTATTTTTACAGTCCAACCACGCAAAAGCGCCGGAATTCCAAACTTTGTCTGCGGCTATTCTGAAGTTGTATTTCCCATGAACGCTGGAGATTCTGTTAGTTTGTGGTGGGGTACAGATCAGGCAGCTACTTCGGGTGGTGCAACAGGCATTTATATTGACTACCAAGCTGCCCAAACAACTCCCATGCCGTACCCCGCAGTGCCGTCAGCAATCGGGTCAATCACATTTGTATCGGCTCTGCCTTAAGGTCTAACATGCCACTATCACTAGACGAACTCAAAGCCATGTACGCCGACAAAGGCGCGACTGTGCGCCGTGAATATGAAACCGAAGGCGGTACGCAGTATGTTGACGAACCTATAGATTTGGGTGGTGGTATCTACGCCACTGAAAACACGCCCATCATTGGTTATGAAGGATACGGTGAAAATCAACAGCCAATCTACGGCGAGAAGCAATTTACCGGATTTAGTAAAACCGAAGACGGCAAAAGCTACTACTACAATCCAGAAGGTCAACTTTATCACGTAGAAAAAGAAGATTCTTTTTGGGATACGTTTGGCCCAATGATTATGGCCGCTGGCACGATGGGTGGCGGTGGTGCTTTATTAGGTAACGCTTTGTTTGGTTTATCTGGCACTGCCGCATCTGCGGCTGGTAACGCTCTGCTGGGTGCTGTAAACGCATCTGAGACCGATCAAAACATTCTTAAAGGCGCATTACTTGGTGGTGCTGCTGGCGCAGGATCAGCAACCCTTGGCGACATTTTGGGTTCTGATGTTGGCTCGACTCTTGGGAGTACCAAGATAACCGATGCCTTGCAGGCTGTTAAGTTTGCAGAAAACCCAACCCTAGCGGGCGCTGCAAATTTGGCGTCACCTTACGTTGGCAGCACGCAGATTGGCGATACCGGCATGTCTATTGGTGACGTGTTTAAAAACGTTGGCACAGCGCAAGCTCTGGCAAGTGGTGATGAGCGTCAAATATTCAATGCAATCAAGGGCTTAGCTGGAGATAAGGGCGGTAGCTTGAAGTCCTCCCTTGCAGGTTTTGAAGCTAGCCCAGACGACTTTATTGAAGGCTACTTCCAGCCCGGCGGTGAGGGGTATATCGCCCCCGGTAGCCAAGATATAACGGTTTCAGAACAGCCTGAGAATATTGATGCGCTCTTGCGGTCTTTGTCTCCCTATGCTGTAGACGGCGGCACTTCTGTGTTTGCGCAAGGAGAAGACATCCCTGAGATGGAGACCGTATCTAAACGACCCATCACGTCGCTAGAAACTATTCTGGGCACGCCTAACATCATGCAGGACGTGGAGGCTGACATCCCAGAGATGACAATCACGGACGACCGTCCCAAAACGGATGTACCCGGCATCCGCACCAAAGACATTGTGTCTGACATCCCTGACTTCATTACGCCAGACCAGATCGACAAACTTGACCTTGATACAAAGATTGAAGACATTCTGCAAATGGTCACGCCAGCTAAGACGGTCACGCCCGGCGGGACTAAAACAACTACCCCGGCCGGAACCCAAACAACGAAGCAGGCTCTGGCAAATTTAGGTTTAGGCGGCATGCAACAAGTAGCTAGCCAAGACCCTTACGCCGATATAAAATTGATGCAAGAAATGTTTGGCCCGGACATCGCGTACAAACTACTGTCCCTTGGCGGGAACAAAAGGAAATAAATATGTCAGATGAAGTTTACTATGGCCCAAGCAGCGAGCTTAGTCCCACTGATATTGCTACTGCAACGGCCGCTTCAAATGCGTTATACAACACAACAGGCGTGCTTGGCCCAGACGATCAGATGCTTGATGCCAACAATCCCGCTGGTAATACATCTCAAAACTACGTTGCCCCCGGCGCATACACAATGGCCGCTAGTGGCGTTCGT